TCGCTGCTTGGACTGACGAGCGTGGTCTGTTAATCGCTGCTAAGCCTAAGAAGTTAATTGTTCCACCAGCACTACAGTTCGTTGCAACACGTTTGCTTGAAACTGAATTGCGTGTTGGCACAACTGACAACGATATCAACGCATTGAAGAACAATGGTTCAATTCCTGAAGGCTATACGATCAACCACTTCTTGACCGACACAAACGGCTGGTATTTGACTACTGACGTTCCAAACGGCATGAAGCACTTTGTTCGTACACCTTTGTCGAATTCGATGGACGGTGATTTCGATACAGGTAACGTGCGTTACAAGTCGCGTGAGCGTTATTCTTTTGGCTGGTCAGACCCACTGGGTATGTTCGGTTCACAAGGCGCTTAATGTGCTAAAAAAGGGGGGTATAAAAGTCCCCCTTTTTTTATAAATTTATGATATAAAGTAAGAAATTCCGGGTATACCGGTACGTCGAACAGTCCCGGCTGACTTCATGCAGATCGACGAACCTAACCGCATGAGGAAAAATTTAAATGGCAATTTCTACCACCCAAAGTATTTGGCGCTCTGGCGGCGGCGACACGACCCGTCAAGCTTATTGTGGATCCGGCCTGATGGCTGCCACATTTTATGATTCAAACGTGGCCGTAGCTAGCAACGCTACAGTAGCTTCCGCTCAAACTGCACAAGTTATTCTCCCAGCTAACGCTGTAGTAACGTCAGTCGTTATTACCACTCCAATCACATCTGGCACGATCAATGTTGGCTACACAACCATTACTGGCGGTGTATCTAATAGTTCTTTCTACGTTTCTGGTTTGGCTGCCACATCTGCTAAGACAATCACTCCTGGTGCTACTGGCGCAGGCGGCGGTATTGGTACCGTAGCTAATGCATCAGTTAATACAGTGTTGACAGTTGAAAGCGCAAGTTCAGGTGTTGGCGTTGTAGGTGGTTTTGTTACTTACTACGTAGCTGACTATTTGTTCGGTCAACAGAACGTCTAATAGGGGGTCATTATGACCATGCAAACAGACGTTAAGTCAACGCACTTAAATACTTCGGGCGTAATTTTTGAAGGTCGCGCTCGAGTTAAAAGTTTAATTATGTGCGGTAATGCAAGCGTAAAAGGGACTTTGGTTATATATAACGGGACAACCAATGTATTGGAATTAGATATTCCAAGTAACTCTAATCCTAACTCGTTTAATGTAATTGTTCCTGGCGAAGGTATTTTGTGTACAGCAAATGTCTACGCAACCATGTCTAACTTGGCAAGTGTCACTGTGTTTTATGGCTAAGAAAACCCCATCCCTTGCTATTGGTCGCGGCGAAAAGCTACCTGTATCTAAAGGGGCGGGGCTTACTGCCAAAGGTCGCGCTAAGTACAACGCAGCAACTGGGTCTAATTTAAAAGCTCCGCAGCCTGAAGGTGGGCCACGTAAGAAATCATTTTGCGCTCGTATGTCTGGCATGCCAGGCCCGATGAAAGATGAGAACGGCAAACCTACTCGTAAAGCAGCATCATTAAAAAGATGGAAATGTTGACATGGACACTCACGACGTTAAAGTAATGACCGACGGCGCTGCTGTCGTTGTAGGGGTAAGTGGCTTCATGTCATGGTTCCCGCCGATTGTTGCTTTAGTTGGTGGCTTGCTTACAATAATTTGGTTAAGCCTACGTATATATGAGACTGAGACCGTGAAATCTTTAATCAAAAATATTAAGGATAAGTAATGAAACGCAAAGTTAAAAAATACGCTGGCGGCAATCTTGTAGATAGCTCTGGCAATCCAGTTCGTTCAAGTTCTGGCGAGCCAGTTCGCACACGTTATGGCAAAGATGATGAGGATCGCCCAAAGTCTAGCGGCGTAGAGGATTATGCATCTCTTGGCAAGCGCGCTAGTGCAACATCTCCATTCTCCGGCCCTAAAGAATATATTTCTGAGTCAATTAAAGAAGATGTAGAGGTGCCATCAAAAGCTCGCTCAGAAACTTCTGATGAGGAAAGCGTGGCTGGTAAAGGTGCTAGGAATCTTGCGCTTGAAGAGCCAGAAATTAAAGTAAAGAAAAAAACAGTTGTAAAGAAAAAATCCCCGTCTTATGAAGACACTGGCGCAAAAATTGGCAGCCAAGGCGATTTTAAAATGAAGCCATCAATGCCGGTAAGCACATCTGGTATGGGGCCAAAGAATACGTTTCTAACTAAAGAGCGCATGGGTGTTAAAGATACATCTACAGGTTCTTTTATGGATCGCATTAAAGAACATTTGGTTAATGAATTCAAATCAAAGAATATGGCATCCGGCGGCAAAGTATCTAGCGCCTCCTCCCGTGGTGACGGCATAGCCCAGCGCGGTAAAACTCGTGGGAGGATGTGCTAATGGCTGGTTTAACTCCAGAAGAGCGTAGGAAACTACTAGGAATTCCATCTGGTTCTGGCACAACTGCTGGCACAGATAAGAAATCTGCCCAGAAGAATTTGCGCCAAGATTATGAAAATGTCAAAGCTGATGAGAAAGCAAAGAAAGCTCAAGAAGATTATGACAAAGCGCCTCCAATGAAGAAAGGCGGCAAAGTGAAAAAGTACGCAGACGGCGGAATGACACAGCAGCCTACGTATCCTTTTTATGGCAATCAGCCGCAGACTAGCGGCGCAAATGGCGGCACGAATCAGACGTTTAATATTCAACCGCAGGCCAGTGCGGGCGCTCCAGATCAACAGCAGCCTATGCAGCAATCTTATAAAAAGGGCGGCAAAGTGTCGTCTGCTTCTAAACGTGCGGACGGCTGCGCCATTCGCGGAAAGACAAGGGCTTAATCATGACACCTCCACCAAAACCTATACCAAAACCAATGTCTTTTGTTCCAGAAGATACAGGATATAAACAATATCAAGGCCAAATTGACCCTGGATTTGGCCCTGGGCCAATTGGTTCTAAGCCGCCTGCTACAGTAGAATCGAAAAAAGCTGCTGATGCGCGAATTATAGCTATGAAAGGAGCGGAGGCTATGGCAAACAAAGCCATCGCAGGTAAAGGGGTACAAAACCCTACGGTTACGCCAGCCGCACCACCAAATAGTCCTATTACAAATAAGCTAAATAATCTTACAGGTATGCTAAAAGGATTACCTTTGGCTTCGTCGGTTGGGACAAATCCAACCTATGCAGCTCCACCAAAGCCTATGCCTATGCCTATGCCTCCAACCGGCACTACAGGCACACCTATGCCTGCAACCGGCCCCCAATACATGAAAAAGGGCGGCAAAGTTAAATCTTCATCTGCTAAGAGCGAAGTATCAACCGCATCTAGCCGTGGTGATGGTATTGCTCAACGTGGCAAGACAAAAGGACGGATGGTGTAATGCCTAGCGTATCTAAAAAGCAGCACAACTTTATGGAGGCTATTGCCCACAGCCCCTCCTTTGCAAAAAAAGTTGGAGTTAAACAATCTGTGGGTAAGGATTTCGCTGCGGCGGATAAAGGTAAAAAATTTAAGGAGGGCGGTATGGCTACTAAAATGAGTTCTAAAATGATGGCGTTTGAAAAGTCTGGCAAAGATGTTGAGAAAAAAGGTATGAGAGAAGGCTCTAAAGCTGACATGGCTTTGGACAAAAAACAAATGGCTGGCATGAAAAAAGGCGGCATGACAAAGAAAATGGCTGGTGGTGGTATGACTGCATCCAAGATGGGCGCTGTTAAAACTGCTGCTCCTAGCCGCGATGGTGTTGCTCAAAAAGGCAAAACTGTAGGCAAAAATCTAGGTGACTCCGGCAAGAATGTTGGCATCATGAGTGGCGCTAAAGGTATGAAAAAGGGCGGCATGTCTAAGATGAAAAAAGGCGGGTATTGCTAATAGGGGATTGGTATGATGAATTTTAAAAAGAAACACGAAGACGTAGCACGTTTGCACTCGCAAGAGGGCGGCATGCCTATGAAACATAACCATGAAGCAGTGGCTGATATGCATAAGCAAGAAGGCGGTATGCCTATGCCTCATCACCACGAAGTAGTAGCTAAGATGTGCGGCGGCGGCATGTCTTACGGTAGCAAAAAATGATGCCATCACGCGGCATGGGTGATATAGCCTCTTCTAAGATGCCCAAGGGCGCTAAGAAAGCCCGCAAAGATGATACCGATTTCACCCAGTATAAGAAGGGTGGGAAGGTAAAGCCTGTGTGGGATAAGCCGCGTCCTAAAGAATTGGGTAAGCCGTCTGTGCTTACTGCTGTGAAGAAGGCTGCGGCGAAAGCCAGAGCTAAAGCGGCAGGCAGAAGCTACCCAAATTTAGTAGATAACTTACGTGCAGCCAGAAAGAAATGAAACATTGTCCTGTTTGCAAATCTGACAAAGAATTAAGCCAGTTTTGGAAAGGGCAATATTGTTGTATAGATTGCCAAAAAGTTAAACAAAAAACTGTTTGGGCGAGCAGGACACCAAAGAAAAGATTAGAGCAGCATCTGAAATACAAGTATGGTGTTAGTCACCAAGAATTTATGGATGCGTGGCAGAAGCAGTCTGGATGTTGTGCTATTTGTAGTGAGACTTTGCCTGATTTGATGGTTTACGAAAACAGAAGACGGGGTTATGCCATAGATCATAACCATGAAACTGGTGATTTTCGTGGGATACTTTGTTTGAATTGTAATTCTCTTTTGGGTATGGCTAGAGATTCAAAAAGAATATTACAAAAGGCAATTAATTATTTGGACAATAATGGCTCTTATGAGTTGCATGTTGTCAACGGGAGAAAATAATGGCTAAGAAAGACCCGGTGCGCGGCGCAGAACCAATGGATGATTACCTTCCATCGATTATAGACAACCCTCGCGATAGGAAAATTTCTGATGTTCTTGGTGCCGCTAGTATTGCATCCGTTGGAGCTATACCATTTGGCTTAAAATATTCCGAGTATAAAGCTAAAAAAGATCGTGAAGAGCGTGACCGCAAAGAAAGTAGTAAAGAAAGAGCTATTGAAAACCAAAAACAATACGGCATGAAAAAAGGCGGCAAAGTTTATTCTGCATCAACCCGTGCAGACGGATGTTGCCAGCGCGGCAAGACAAAAGGACGGATGGTTTAATGCCATATACAACCAGTACCACAGCGTTTAATCCAACCCTTAATGAAATTATTGAGGAGGCTTTTGAGCGAGTAGGTTTGGAGTTACGTACTGGTTATGACTTTCGTACTGCGCGGCGCAGCTTAAATTTGTTGATATCAGAATGGGCTAATCGCGGCATTAACTTGTGGACTATTGAACAAGGAACAATACCGCTTGTTCAAGGCACAAATACTTACGACTTGCCTAGCGATACCGTTGATCTTCTTGAGCATGTTATTCGTAATTACCCTGGATCTCAAGCCAACCAGATTGATATCAACATTAACCGAATAAGCATCTCGACGTATTCGACTATCCCTAATAAGTTGACGCAAGGACGCCCAATTCAGGTGTGGATTAACCGCCGTTCTGGGCAGACTTCCGATGCGGTTGGAGCTACGCCAAAAGTTCCGCAGATTGTTGTGTGGCCTACACCAGATCAGGGCACAGCTCAGTCTCCTTTCTATTACTTTGTATATTGGCGCTTACGCCGTTTAGTAGATGCAGGTAATGGTGTAAACGTAGAAGATATTCCATTCCGTTTCCAAGAGGCGCTGATATGTGGCTTGGCGTACAGGTTGGCCATGAAGTTGCCTGGCGGGCTAGAGCGCATACAGTTACTCAAATCTCAGTATGATGAGTCATGGGAAATGGCGGCAGGAGAAGACCGCGAGAAAGCGCCAGATCGTTTGGTGCCTCGCATGATTACTTACAGGTGATGTATGCCAAGTAAGTATACTAGTGGTAAGAAATCTATTGCAGAGTGTGACCGCTGTGGATTTCGATACTTGTTAAAAGAATTAAAGAAGTTGACGATCAAGACTAAGAACGTCAACATTAAAGTTTGCAAGACATGCTGGGAGCCGGATCAGCCGCAGTTAAGTATTGGTCTTTATCCGGTCAATGACCCGCAGGCAGTACGTGAACCACGGCCTGATGTTTCTTACTGGCAGTCTGGATATTCAGGCTTACAGACGGACATACAAACTGGGCCATTGGTAACTGAGAATGGTTATCCTAGCGGCGGTAGTCGGATAATTCAGTGGGGCTGGTGGCCTGTAGGTGGGGCAAGTTCAAACGATGCAGGGTTAACGCCAAATTATCTGACATCAGCAGGGCAGGTTGGTAGCGTGACAATTACATAGGAGTAGACATGGACAAGAAAGAAGTTAAGAAAATTGCAGACGTTGAGGCTAAAAAAGAAGTAAAAGGCCACGAAAAGCGTATGCACAAAATGGCTAAAGGCGGCGTAACAAGCGAATCTATGCTAAAGCAGGGGCGTAATCTTGCGCGTATTGCTAACCAAAAATCGGGTTAAGGGGTACGACATGGCTAAATTTTCGCAGAAAGTTAAGGGCAAAGAAGTAGGTCAAGCTGATACTTACGCCCAACCACATACTATGAGCGGCAAAGAAGTAAAAGGTGAATTGCCTTATACGGCTGGCGCTAAAGTTATGGATGACATGAACATCTCCGTAGCTGGCCTTAGTAAAGGTAATTACAAAGAGACAAAAACTACTGGCATCAAGATGCGTGGTGCTGGCGCTGCAACCAAGGGCACAATGTGCCGTGGGCCGATGGCTTAAGTTTACAGTGACCATGGAATAAGTTAACAATGAATTACGCAGCGCTATCCCAAGCAATTCAGGATTACACGCAAAACTACGAAACTACTTTCGTAAGTAATATTCCTTTGTTTATTCAACAAACGGAAACGCGTGTGTACAACACTGTTTTGATACCAGCGTTGCGTAAAAATGTGACGGGCGCCACTGTTAGCGGCAATAAGTATTTATCTTGTCCATCTGACTTTTTATCCGTGTTTTCGATGGCTGCCGTTAATAATGGCAGCTATGAATATTTATTAAATAAAGACGTTAACTTTTTGCGCGCTGCTTATCCCAATGCTTCTGATACAGGGTTTCCGCAATACTATTCATTGTTTGGGCCAACAGTAACGGCAAGCGTTATTACTACTGAGTTAAGCTTTATTCTTGCTCCTACGCCAGATGCTATATACGATGTAGAGCTGCATTACTACTATTACCCGCAGTCAATTGTTACAGCGGGGACTTCATGGCTGGGCGACAACTACGATCCTGTATTGCTATACGGATCTTTAGTTGAGGCATATATCTTCATGAAGGGTGAGCAGGACATGATGACGTATTACCAAACTAAGTATAACGAAGCATTGCAACAGCTCGTTCGTCTGGGTGGCGCCCTTGAGCGCGGTGATGCATACCGCGATGGCCAATACAAAGGAAGGGCGGCTCCGTAATGGCTATCCAACAAGGACTGACAAACAGCTTCAAGAGCGACATGCTGCAAGCTGGTCAGAATATTATTACGAATACTCTGTATATGTCGCTGTATACCGCTTATTCGGATATCGGCGCAGCAACCACGGTTTATACAGCAGATAATGAAGTTACTGGTAATGGGTATACGGCGGGCGGGAAGCAAGTAACTGGAGCGTCAATAAACACGGATGCTGAAACAGGTACTGTATACGTAAACTTTAATAATGTATCTTGGCCTGGAGCTAGTTTTACTGCTCGCGGGGCGTTGATATATAACGTAACAAGCAACAATAAATCAGTTTTGGTATTAGATTTTGGTGCAGATAAAAGTTTTAATTCGATAAATAATACCGTTACGATGCCAGCTAATACGGCAACTACGGCTTTAATTCGTTTTCCTTAAGAGGGCATTATGTTTAAAGAACTTGGTCGCTGCGGCGATAGCGCAACTATAACCATGCAAACGCAGGGTCAAACAACTCCTGACAATATTGGTATTGAAGGTTCTTACCACATTGTTTGCCATGACAAAAATGGCAATCTTAAATGGGAAGAGCAATTTCCAAACCTAGTGGTAAATGCTGGAAAACAGCTAATGTTGGATACGTTACTACGTACCTCTGGCACTTATACTACAGTTGGCCCGTTTCTTGGTTTAACCAATGTTTCTTTAACGCCAGCCCTAACCGATACCATGACTACATTGGTAGGCGGTAGCAAAGAATTTGTTAACTACAGCACAACAGGCGGAGCTGGCATACGTGGAACTGCTGTATTTGCGGCAGCGGCAGCATCTGGCAATGTAACATCATCCAATGCTACGGCTATCACATACACCATCACGGGCGCGGGCGGGAATATTTTTGGCTGCTTCTTGGTTACAGGCCCATCAGCTTCTAACACAACTGGCAGTACAGCAGGCACGTTGTACTCTGAAGGTAACTTTGCTACTTCTAAAAGCACATCGTCTGGCGATACGGTTAGCGTTACTTACAGCACCACAGCCACCTCGTAAGGTGGATAGATGTCATTTGCTGCATCAAGTTTTTCGGAAACACCATTTGCTTCGTTAGTAGTAGTAGTAGCAACAAGTGGTAATAATTTCTCCGATTCAATCACCGAAGGTATGGTGGTTAGTGATGCAAATGCATTAGTAGCAACATTTAATTTAAGTCAGACAGAAAACTCAAATGTAGCAGACGTAAATGAAATAACAGCAACATTTAAGTTAGTACAGACAGAGAATTCAAATGTAGTAGATATTATTTCGTTAGTAACAAGCGGAAATAATTTTACAGATTCAATCACCGAAAATATGGTGATTAATGATGCAAATGTATTCCTAACAACATTTAATTTAAGCCAAACAGAAAATAGCAATATAGCAGATGCATTAATAATAACATCGCAATTTGCTGCAAATGTTCTTGAAAATTTTGCTGTAGCTGATGCAAATGTAGTAACAGCAGTATTTAATTTAAGTCAAACAGAAAACTCAAATGTAGCAGATGTAATTACAACGACTGCGCAATTTTCTGTAAATGTTTTAGAGAATTCAAATGTAGCAGATGTAAACGCAATAACATTACTTGTATCATTTAATATATCTGAAAACTTTACAGTTAATGATTCTTTAACTGGTGGTTTATCGTTATTTATATTAATAAATGAAGATATTTTTGCAAATGATAGCTTTAGTATTTTATCTGTTTTTAACGATAGCCTTAATGAAAACTTTAGTGTTGCAAGTGTAGAAAGTGCAATTGCTCAATATGCATTTTCTTTACAGGAATCTTTTTTTCTTTTTGATGTTATTTCAATTAAAGATTTATGGGTTCTTATAGCCAGTAACAGTAATGTATCTTGGAGCAACATAAACAGTAATACAAGCAATTTGGTTTGGATGACAATAAATACTACATCAAACTCAAGCTGGACTGACATAAATACGGGGCAATAATGGCGTTTGTTTTAAAAGACAGAATTCAACAAATAGGTTTAGCAAATACAGTAAACTATTTTGATTTAAAAACAACTCCTTCTGGATATCAGCCTTTTTCTGTTTTAGGAAATGGTAATGTTACATGGTACGCAGCTACTGATGCTTCTGGTAATTGGGAGGTTGGAAAAGGTAATTATGCTTCTAGTGGAAATTTATTGACTAGAGCTTTAGTTATTTCATCTAGCAACAATGGATCACAAGTTACATTTGTAAGCAATGTGACTGTATTTTGTACATACCCTGCATCAAAGTCAGTTTATGTAAATGATAGTAATATTGTTAACATTGGGGCAATTACGGATGTTCTCCCCCAATTTGGTTACAATGAAAAATTTATTGTAAATAATGGAGTGCAAGCGTTTTATTATTATTCAAATAACGCAACAACCAATACTTTAAATTTTAATAAATCGCGGTCAAATACCACATTTGGAACTGTTCTTAGTACCGATCCTTTAGGAAATATAACTTTTTTTGGTGCGCTTTCGAATAATGGCGGCCTGTTTTTTCCTGCTGTATATATTGAAGCCGCAATGGATGGTACGCCAATATATGATGATGCTAATGCACTTGTTCAAGCATTTCCAGGGCGCATATCTTTTTATAATAGAAACGGCGGATATGATGCTATAGATAGCGTTAAGGCTTCTGAATCACTGCGTCTTTCTAATACAAGTATTCTTTCTATACAGGGAACAGGTTTTTATTTAGGCGCCATTAATACCGCAACAAGTTATGCTTCAGTTGTTACAAACGCCAATGGCGATTTTAATATTTCAGCAGATCCAAATAATCTTTATTCAACCTCTAGAGTTTTTACTAAGATTGATAACATTGAACGTATTCGAACGGATAACGTAGGATTTACTCAATTTAGCAGCAACCTTGTTATGGTTTATCAAGGTGCCAATACTACAAAATCTACAACAGCAACATTAACTGGTGCAGAATTAGTTACTGGTATTTTAACTACCACTGGCACCACTTACACAGTTACTTTGCCATCTGGGGCAAATATTGAGGGAGCATTAACTTGGGCCAACAATAATGTATGTTTAGATTTTTTTGTTATTAATACCGCATCTGGAAACATTACAATTAATGCAAACGCAAATACATTAATTGGTAATGCCACAATTGCTGCTATTACTGCTGCGCAATTTAGAATTCGTCGAACAAATACAAATACTTTTACTGTATTTCGCTTAGGTTAATAGGATTAAAAATGGCGACTACTTTTACATGGACAATTACAAGCATTGAGTGCATTCCAAATTACAACGGCCAAGACAATGTAGTTACTCTTGTGTATTGGAATTGTTCTGGAGTTAATGGAAACTATAGTGAAAGAATTGCAGGCTCTTGTGGGTTGAGTTATGAGGGCGGAGACTTTACCCACTATGCAGATTTAACTCAAGATAAGATTCTTGAATGGGTATGGAATTCAGGCAACGTGTCAAAAGAATTTGTTGAAAGTTCTGTAGAAGCAAAAATCCAAGATTTAATGACGCCTTCTGCGGTGTCTTTGTCACTTCCGTGGCAAAACTAATTGTGTAAGGAAGAATAATGGCAAGTACATACAGTGGCAACCTAGCGATTGAGCTTATTGGTACAGGCGACCAAGCTGGTACGTGGGGTCTAACTACCAATACAAACTTAGGAACCGCGCTAGAGCAAGCAATTACAGGAAGTTCAAGCATTACATTTACTGCTGGCGGAAACTCGGCTATTGCATTGACACAATCAAACGTGTTTCAAACTGCGCGCAGTGCAAGGTTAACTATTACCGGATCTGCTACAGCGCCGCAATATTTATTTGTTCCAGCGATTAGCAAACAGTACATTATTAGTAATGGACTGAGTAATTCAGTTATTGTTTCGAATGGATCAAATGGAGCTGTTACTGGAACAACGGTAACTGTACCTGCTGGCAGGTCGATGATTGTATTTAACGATGCCACAAATATTACTGAGGCTGTAAACCATTCTAATTCTTTTACCGCAAACACAGTAACGATATCTAATACGCTTACTGTATCAGGAAATTCTGTTACTAATTTTTCTGGCAATGTTAGCGTTTCAAATCTTTCCATTACAACTGCTTTGCCAATAACAAGCGGCGGTACAGGCGCGAACACTGCGCCGTATGCAATGGCTAACTTGATGGGTTTTACAAGCACCGCTACGGCTGGCGGTACAACCACCCTTTCAAACGTAAGCAGCTATTACCAGTTATTTACTGGCGCGTTAACTCAAACAGTCGTACTTCCTGTTGCAAATACAGTTACAACAGGTTGGACATTCCATATATGTAATAACAGTACAGGAAACTTAACTGTAAATTCATCTGGCGGGAATACAGTAATTTCAATTCCGTCACAAGTTACGGCTATGTGTACTTGTATTCTTGCCTCTGGTACTACCGAGGCTTCGTGGGAATCTGGTTTAACAGACTTCAGTACGTCCACAGGTACTGGCAGTGTTGTTCTAAACAATTCAGCAAATATTACTAATGCCGCTATTTCTACTGCAACAATTTCTAACGCAACCATTAATGCGTATACAGAAAGCGTAATTGCAATTGGAAGTTCTACCGCCACTCAAACTATTAATATTGCTAACTCAACGATTGTAACTGCTACATTAACAAATAACTGTACTTGGACAATGCCATCTACTACTGCTGGCAAGTCATTTATTTTGTTGTTAAAGACAGGTAACGGTGGTTTTACCAGTACGTTTACCGGCGTTAAGTGGGCAGGGAATACAGCTCCAACTATTACTACAGCCAACAACAGCATGGACATTTTGTCATTTATTGCTGATGGTACAAACTGGTATGGTAATTATGCACAAGGATTCGTGCCTTAATAGGAGCATTTAATGTTCATGTCTTTCCAAAAAATAACGCAGACACTTAGAAATATCAGCTTTAACGATATTTATTTTAATCTTGTCACGTTATTACTAAACACAACTAATACTAATAACGCACAAAATAATACATTTGTAGATTCAAGCACGTATGCATTATCGGTTACGCGCGCAGGAACAGCTACTCAAGGATCATTTTCTCCATTCGCATTAAATGGCGCTTATAACACAACAACAAATGCAGGAAGTGCATATTTTGCTGGAACAAGCGGGAACTACATATCTTTTACTAAGCCTGGTTTAGCAACCATATTTACTTACGAATTTTGGGTTTACCCAATTGCAATAGCTGGCGGCCAAAATATGGTTATCAGCCAAACTGCTACTGCGGCAGGGTTTCCTATTATTGGTAATAACGGATCTGCTATTACTGTTGCACAGCAAGGCTCAAATATTTTTACATGTTCTCAAAACCCAACAGTGGGAGCATGGAACCATATTGCATTAGTTAGAGAAGGCACTGGGACTAACCAATTAAAATTATATTTGAATGGTATAAATATTGGACAGGCAACATATGCCACAGTAGTTGATGCGCAAACATCAAGTATAGGTGGAGGCCCGTCTGCTACTGGTATAAATGCATATTTTGCTAGCGCCAGACTTGTTAACGGAACAGCCGTTTACACTTCAAACTTTACTCCTCCAACTGCCCCTTTAGGTCTTACAACTGGTGGACAAAACCCGCCAACAGGTACGCAAACACAGTTTTTGTTTAACTTTACTAATGCTGGCATTTATGATGCTGCCGCAAAAAATGATTTTTTAACTGTTGGCAATGCAGCAGTTAGCACGGCGCAAGCAAAATTTGGCAATACATCCGTGGCATTTGATGGCGTTGGAGATTATGTATCAGCAGCCAATGTTGTGATTACCAATGCAATTCAAAATGCTAATTGCACAATTGAAATGTGGGTTAATTCATCCAATAGTTCATCTGCACTAAAGTGTTTGATAGATACGCGTTCGGCGCAAGGAACTAATACTGGATATGGTATTTATCAAAATGCAAATAATGTAGTAATTTATGGTAATGGCGTTAAGGGAAATGCTGTTGCATCGTTAGCAGGAAATACGTGGACTCATCTTGCTGTTACTAGGTCTGGCTCAAATAATTACGTATTTTTAAGTGGAACATTATTTAATACTTTTTCTTACGGTAATACGTTAACTAGTGGGAACGTAATTATTGGTTCTGATATTGCTGGATCAAATGCTTTTACTGGATATATAGAAGAGGTTCGTATAACAAATGGGGTTGCTCGCTATACACAAAACTTTACTCCTCCAAATTTTGCATTCCCAGTTCAATAAAGGTAAATGAAATTGACCCAATCACTATTCTTGCCGCTGCAAAAACTGCTGCTGCCGCTATACGAAAAGGCTGTGAGCTTTATCAAGAGTATAAATCACAGGGTATGGAGCTGGTGGATGCTTACGGTCAAGCCAAAGATGTTGTCGCCGACATTAGTTCGCATCTCGGTAGTTTTTTCAAATCGCATGAGGCTCTTGAAAAACATGTTCACGAGGAAGAGTTAAAAGCTAAGAAAGTCCGTGATCCTGAACTGTCTGTAAATCAGGAAGCATTTAATCGAATCATGGCGCAGAAGGAAATGAATCGATTAGAAACAGAACTACGCGAGATGATGGTATATCAAGCGCCGCCCCAGTTGGGTGCTATCTGGTCAGAGTTTGAGGCCATGCGAGAAAGAGTAAAAGCCGAGCGGGCAGAAATACAACGGCAAGAGATTCGAAAACAGCAGGTGGC